TTTTGGGTTGCAGGGTCGTGACGCCCTACCCTCGCTGGGATGTCCTCAGAGTGAGGACCCCCAACGCGGACCAGCCCCGGACTCGTCGTACTACCGTACGGTAGTAGTCCAAGTCCTCGGACGAGGAAGCTGTCGAGCTTCCTAACGGTAGACGGGTAAAGACCCGTTGCCGCCAGCTGGTTTCGCAGCGAGACCGTCGACACAGTCTCGACTGCCCGAGTAGTCGTTGAGGACAACGGTTGCCGGACTTTGACATAGGATACGTCGTATCCCATGAAAAAGTCGGCTCCGCAGGACTCACGGAAGTGTCCTTTATAAAAGGACTTCTTCTCATTGACCTTGAAGCCAAAAGACTTCAAGGCGTACGCTACCCGGGTGTACTCGTGTGCAGGGACAATAATATCGTCCCCATACACGATTACATCGTCGATCACTTTCCTATCTATCGGAAGGAGAATTCTCCCGTCCTTTGTACGAGGAGCGATTGCGTAAACGGCTATTGCCGCAAACACCATCGCTTCGACAGGAAAGCATACAGCCGAACCCATACTCGCAAACTTGTTGAGAGTATGGACCGTCCCATCAGGCAATTGAGCCTGACCTGACCTACAAGCGAATAAGGCATCCCTCAACTGAGGGCGCCCGGAGAATAGATCGTATACAATACGACTACTCACCGAATCGCTCGCACTAGACAAGTCGATGGTAGCGATACCCCGATTTTCCGACCCTACACGGGCGGCTCGGCGGTTATCGTCACTCGTCGTGAAGCGGGGTGGTAAGCCCCGCCTCTCGATCGACTTGACCAGTGAGGCCATGAGCCCCTGTTGCGCGTACATGCGCCAGGAGGGCTCGACGGCAATGGTCCGAGGACCCTTTGCGGTCTTGGGTACGAACGCTATCCTTACGGGATAGTCGCTAGGCTGTATGTATTCAACGCCCTGATCGATCGCATGGCGATCGTTTGCTCGACAGTACTGCCAGGAGGGGAAGAAGGGCTCAAGCCTTTCTTCCCATCGGGAAAACTTCCACCTAGAATTAGGTAGAAGTTTCTCCTGGCTCGCTCCATCTCCATGCTTTACAGCAAGAGAGAAGGAGTCCATGTCGGACTCAACGTCCTTCATGACACCGTCGAATAACGCCGCGAATACCAACTTCAAGTTGGCGGTAGCTCCTACGGTGGCCCGCGCGTCTACCTCCAGGTAATCCTGGAGGGCGCGAGCCGTGTACCGAGGAGCAGCTTCGACATGCATCTTGGCTGCAAAGCCAGTCAGCTGTCGAATTACCTTAACCGCGGTCCTATCAGGGTTAGGTCGAATACGACCATCCCTCTGGAACACAAGGGAGACGAAACCTCGCAGGAATGCGGGGAGCCGTCCATCCTTCCGGAAACCCGGAACGGTGACGTCCCAGGAACCGTGTTC